TACATTTATTTTTCTAGGTGGATTTCTATCATCTGTCCAAAATAATAAAGTATCAACTATATTTATACCAGTTATAGGATAGTTTTTATGAAAATTTAAAGCAGCACAGTTAACTAATATAGTGCTTTTTTCAGCTTTTTGATCATATTCTATAATTTGATGTGATCCAGTATTGCTTTCATCAAAAGAATCATTTGATGTAATGTAATAGTAAATTTTTTCAGTACCTGTGTCTTTATAAGATCCAATTACAGTGGCATTATTTACAAGAGTAGTGTTTATAAGTTTATTTCCTAATAAGTTTTCAACAGCGCCCATATCTGAACCCTCTGATTTACTTACGTTTATATTTAAAGCTTCTCGATATTCACCGGCCGGTACTAATCTATCATCTAAATCGCGATTCATTTTACTCGCGTTAAAGAGTCTTTTAATTTCTGGCATAGAATTTTATTAGTGTTTTATCCATTTTGATTTATTACGCAATACTTGAGACATTTCAGAAACTTTCATATTTGAAAGTCTTATCTTTGCATTTCGCATTTTAGCTGAAGCTTCTTTTTTATACAAACCAGCTGCACCTGCTGCTGAGCTTCTTACTTTGGAAAGATTATAAAGTATTGATGAATATACAGCATCTTCTGCTAACTTAGGAACTAAAACATTATCAAAGTTACCATTATCACCTAAACCATCAGATACATAGGTCAATGTAATAAAGTTATTTTGTTGAAAAGCTGCATCAAGATAAATTTTTCCTGCTTCTAAGTCTAATATAAAACTACCGTTTATATTTTGTAATTCAGGTGTTAAACCATATCTTTGTCCATAATATTGAAAATCGTCAGTATCAAAATACCCATTGTAATAATCTTTTGTTCTTTCTATATCAAATGTTTTTGCAGCAGATTGATATTTTTCTAAAGTTTCTGATGTTTCTTTAAAAGCTATATTACCGGATTGATCATATATATATTTATAGTCTTCATCTTGAGCTACAGCTTTATTAGCTCTTGTTGTAGAGCTTCTAGGTATAGGTCTCATTATACCATCTGAATCACTATATTCTAAACGTATATAATTTACGTAATCTGAAGGGAGAGATATTGTTTTAGTTGGGCTTAATTCAATTTCAATAGATTTTTCAGAATGAAACACATCATAACTAAATTCTTGTACTGCTCTTTGAGCCCAAAAAGCAACCTCATATCTAGGTACTTTAGTTAAAACTTTTCCATCTCCAATATAACCAACTATAAAGTTATTTATAATATCGTTTAAATTAGTTCTTCTGTAATATCCTGGTATAGCTAATCCTGTTCCGCCATCTAATGCCGAATAATTATCTACGTCTAAAGGTTTTCTTGATATTGCCATTATTGTTCAGTTGCTGCTATTTGTTGTTCTTTACCTTGTGCAAATCCTGCTACATCCGCTTGTTTAATTACAACTCCAGCATATGATAATATTTTAACTACTAAATCATATTCTTCAGAAGAATGTAATTCAAAGTTATAAGATTTAGCTGGAGTATCGTAACTATCAGTAGATGGGTCAAAAACTGTAGAATCATATATAGGCTTATTAGGTACACCTGCTGCAATTTGCGCTGCAGTAGGCATTACATAACCCCATTTAGGCCTATTAGGTTTTTTTAAATATTCTAAAGTAATTCCTGTAGATATTGAATCAGGAAATATTTTTACACCTCCATTAACTAAAGTATAAACCGGTTGAGTTTTTACAGGAGCAGCTAAAGGAGATAGATTAATATATTTTAAATCTTCATGTGAAACAAAATCTGCGGTTACATTATCAACAGATACAACACCTAGTCTATAAAAATCTGCAGGATATGCAAATATACTATTTGCTTTTGCTGGATTATTTGTAGCATAAAATTCATTAATTTTTTCAGAAGTATTTAATATAGGATCAGCAAAATCACTTGTTAAATTTGCATTTAGCTCATAAGATGATTGCTTTCTAAAATAACTTTCAAATATTTCATTTTGTGCTTGATTTGCTAATCTATTAAATTCTTCGGGTGTTATATATCCACGATTGTCTTTATTAGTAATAACTAATACAGTATTGTAAACGTTATTTATATTTACCATTGATTCTTGTTTTTATTAGTTGGTATAAGGTTAATTTCTTACCTTATACCAGGTATTTATGAAAGCTTTTTCATAATAGATTTCATTAAATCTACGCCTTCATCAGTTTTAAAATACTGCGCTAATGCAGCATAAGGGTGTTGTTCAAATGGTACTGTTAAAACTTTTTTGCCATTAGCAAATTTAAAAACAGTATTATCATCTGTTAATTGTAATATACCAATTTCAACAGCTCTATTAGCTAAATTACGAAGTTTGATATCTTCATCATTAGCTAGCTCTAAAAATAAAGATGGTTGAGATTTAGCAAACTTATAACCATCTCTTTTTAATTCTTTAGAAGATAACTTAGAAACACCAGATCCCATTTCTGTTCTCATTATAGCTTCTAAATGTTCTATATCCATTTCATTAACTAAATTTAAAGCTTCAAGTTCCAATTCAAGAATATCAATTTCTTCTGCAGCTTCTTGAACATCATCAATTTCTTGCCATAATTCTTGCTTTTGAGGATGATATAAAGAAAGTAATTTTTGCAAATTTTGATCTTCTTTTGGAACATACATAATGCCATCTAAAAATACGGCATGAGATAATGTTACAGCCCCATCTTGATCATCTACAAATAATGATCTTTGATTTGTAGCATATCGTATTTCTCTATTTACACCGTCTTTTTCATCAAACCATAGTAAAGGTTTTCTAGCGGTATGTTTTGTTTGGATAGTCCACGATATTGGTGATCTGTTATTTGTAAGTATATACGTTCTGTCTTTTATTTCCCATCCTTTTTCTATAGATGGGGTACTAATTGTTTTTGTTGTCATAATTAAATAATATAAAATAAGAATACTAGGCCCCGAAGGGCCCGTATCCTATAGTTAAAAAACTTATTAAGCTTTAAATAATACAAAATTATTTGCTGCTTGAGTAATAAGGCATCTTTCAGTAAGATAATGCATTCTCATTTCGTCAATATCTGAGCTAGTTGGTCCACCAACAGATCCTGTAATCCAAGATTTCATTTTTCTGTTGTCAGTTTCAGAAGCTCTATATCTTACGTGTAAGAATGGACGCTTAATGTTTGTTCCAAGTTGTTGGTCATAAACAGTTGAAGTACCTGCTGGTACTAAAACTCCTTCTATGTCTCCAAAACCTCCACGAGTTGACCAGTCATTTAAATATTTCCAGTCAGTTTTGTAAAAGTCATAAGATCCTCTACGATATCCAGTAAATCCTAATGTAAGAGCCATATCTTCGCTGTTATTAAATACTCCATAAGAAGTACCTCCAGCATAACCTCCATTTTGTTGTGCTAAAATGTCGTCAATTTCTAAAGAAAGATCTCTATCTAAGAAAAGCATGTTTTCTTCAATAGCCCCTTGCTTATCTAATTGCTTAAGCACAGCATCAAAGTCAGTTAATGCACCACCTCCAGCTGCTTGCGCGCCGAAGCCTGAATATACATTTCCTCTTTCTTCAATTGCATCAAAGAAACCTTGAGTACCACGTGCGTTTTGTGCAGCTAAGCTACCTCCATAAGTTCCAAGTGCAATGTTAGCACCACCTGCAGTTTTTTCAACACCTTCAACCATAGCCATTTCTACGTAGTCTTCCCAACGTAGTCTATTTTCATGCTCTGATTTTAAGTACCATAAATAACCATCAGCTCCATTTTCTGAAGTAACTTCAATCCATCCAATCTGAGCAGTGTCAGATCCATTGATTGAGTAATGCTCTTTCATAATAATAGGAGCATTAGTAAATGTAGCATAGCTAGGATCTAGCTTTTCGGTAAAGTTTCCAGTACCTTTAGCAAATTCAGATCCATAAACTAAAGCAGTTACTCTTTGAGCAGCAGTTACACCAGCGTGAGCTTTGTATGCTTTAATTTGAAAACGTGTATCTTCAACTAAAGTAACTACACCTTTGATTACTGCAGCAGAACCACCTACCGCAGAAGTTGCGCTAGTTTGAACTTGAATCATAGCTGTTTGACCAACTTTGAAATTACAGTTTCCTGTAGTTGCTGAAGTTAAACCTACACTAGTTGGCTGAGCAGGAATAGTAAAATTTAATCTACCTCCAGCATTAGCATCAGCTGCAATTACAGCAGCAGCACCAACAGCTGGTAACGCAGCAGCAGTCCCTTGAGGGAGTACATTCGCGTAACGAGTGTGTAAACGTCCTTGTTCTGTCCATATGATTTGATCTGATGTTGAAGGCATCTCTGCGGATACCATTCTTAAAAATGATCCGATTGAACGATTTCCGTATCTTTCGACTTCTTTTTCGTATACATCGGGTAAAAATTGTTGTGTCCATTGATCATGTGCCGCAGCAGTGAAGTCAATGTAATTCCCAGAATATAATGTTTTAGACTGGGTTGGTTGTAATGCGGCAGGAATGCCACTAGTAAAAGCCATTTTTGTTTGATTTTAAGTTGTTAATTATTCCATTTAATGCGCAACTTATCAGATGAGTTACCAGATACAACTCTAATTTTATCTCCTTGATTGGTTTCTATTGTAGTATTATCTACTCTAGGATCCATATTAATATTTTTAGCTTGCTTAGCAGCATTTTTTATAGCGTCGGCACGGCCTTGCTCATAAAAGTGATTTGCAATCTTATCTGCATTTGTAGCTGAAAATAAAGCTTTATGATACCCAGGGGCATCTGCTACAGCTCCATCTTTTCCTAAAAACTCATTAACAAAATTAGAAATATCTGATTGATATTGTTTAACTTTTTCAGTATTATCTACCTTAAACCTATATTTGTTTTCTCCGACCTTAAAATCAAAACCTTTGAAATTATCATTAAAAACATTATTTGTTTTTTCAATAAACTGTTTTTGAAGATTATTATATTCTTCTGATTGTTGCTGTGAACTTTTATAATACTCCATAGCTTCAATATATTCAGGAGAAATATTCTCTTGCTTTCTTAACTTAAGATCAGCATAATATTTTTCCTTAGCACTATTAAAATAATTTTGGGCATTATATAATTCTTCTTTAAAAGCTAATTGCTTAGCTTTAACGTCAGACGGTTCATCCGCCTCTTCATCATATGCAAAATTTTTGTTAAATAAAAAATCAACATCATCTGCATCTAAATGAGGTTTTGTACTTTTATAATATTCACGAAGCAATGTGGTATTGTCCATTTTTGAAACATCTTTGTTCAAATTTACATAGTCTTCAACGGACCCACCAGTTTCATCCATAAACTTTACAAGTTTATCTATGTTTTCAGGAAGTTCTTGTTTTGGTGCTTCAGGTGTATTTTTTTCTTCTATTACTTGTTTAGGCTCCTCTTTAATTATTTCTTTAGGTACCTCTTCTTCATTTACAAGTTCTAAAGGTGATTCACTTATTTTTTCTTCTTCTTTTTCTTCTTTTTGCTCGGGCTCTTTTGAATCTTGCTCCCGTACTTCTTTGTCCACTTTTTCGCTATCGCCGGCTCCATCGCCCACAGATATGCTCTCTGCTTCTTGCTTTTGAACGGCATCTTCTTTTGGTGTTGGTGGTTTATCTAAGTTAATTTTATAAACGCCGTCATCTTGCAAACCATATTCTTTATCAACAGTTCCCTCTTCAACGGCTTTTTCTAAAACAGCAGTTTCTTTTTCTTGAGCTGTTTGAGGCTCATTAGAATCTTCTACTGGTTTAACATTAATTGTTTCTTCCATAATTGTATATAATAAAATAGTTTAAATAGTTTTATCTAGGTTCAAATCTTGATAAATCAAAACCTCCTAGAACATCATTGCCTTTTGATTCAAAGGACTTTTTAGGTTTACCAGTGTCAACTGGGCCTGTAACTTTTGAAAGAGATATTTTTTCTTTACTTGTATTTTGAGCATTTACAAGCTCTTTCTGCGCTTGTAATTCTAATTCTTTTAATTGAACATTTAAATCATATTCAAATTGCATAAGCTCTCTTTTTGTTCTAGCTTCAACTTCCATTTTCTTTATTGAAAGTTCATTCTCAGCAGTAGAAACTTGAATTTTAGATTCTGTTTTAATTTGTTCAGCTTGAGCTTTAGCATTTTCAACAACAACCTGTGCTTGGCCCTGAGCTTCTGCTTGTGCAGTACTTGCAGCTTGAGCCTGTTGCTGGTCAACTTGTTGCTTTTTAATTCTTCTAAACTTTAGTAATTGATTTGCAAGTTTAGTATTATTTATTTCTCTTATATCAATAGCATCTTCTAAAAATATACTTTTTTGAGCTAAAGCGGTTTGTATATTAGCTTCTAATAATTGTTTTTCTTCTTGATCAGGTTCAAGTTCTAAGAATATACCAAAGTCATGCATGTGTAATTCTTTTAATTCCTCTAATGAACCTACTGTAAACCTACCTAAGGCTGTAATAAAAGCTTCTTTTGAAGGATGAAATTCTAATACATCCTTAAACCTAAGGGATATAGCTTCAGCTAAGCTGGTTGTAATAAACATACTACTACTTAAAACATGCCTTGTAGCTGTATTGCTATTAGCTGCTGCTAATTTTTGAACTCCTACTAATGCTTTTGGATCTGGATCAGAACCATCACGAGCTTCATTAAGGCCCGTAACATCACGCATCATTTGAATATATTGATTATATGCGCCTATTAAGATTTGTATTTGATTTCCACCGCCTCCTGGTAATTCTTGAATAGGAACTTTACCTGGATTCATTTCCCCATCAACAGTTTGAGATCTACCTATAATAGAACCTGTTTGGAAGTACATGTTTAATGCTTCCTGAGGATTGTAACTTGTACCATTACCTAAATCAATTTCAGCTAAACCATCTGCATCTAAATAAACTCCAGAGGGAGTCATTCTTTGTATTGCTTGCTGTAATTTTAAATGAGTTAATTGAACTAAATCGGCATAAGGAGCCATCTTAGAAACTAAAGAATTTATATTACCTTTATATAATCTAGGAGCGCTTAAAATATAATTCATCATTACCTTATTAGTATTAGATAATGGTCTAATCATATTGCTAGCTTTTTCCCATTTTAATAATTCGTAGGTTCCTAATATAAATGCTCCTTCGTATATTACTTCTCTAGCTTGTGCAACTTTTTTAAATCTAGTTCTTTTATCACTAGGTGGGTCAAAACTATCGTCTTTTTGTATGGCTTTCTCTGCACCACTGGTAGTTTCTTTTATTTTATAAACATTACTTTCCCATGTCTTCCAGTTAAAATATAATACCGTAACAACATTATTGTCATCAATAGCTCCATTACTATCGTTACCTATAGTACTATAATCAACATAATTAGATCCTTTTTTAGTATATTTTTCAATTGCCTCATCTGTTAAACTAGGAAATTGCTTTTTAAGTTCATTTACTTTTATTTTTTTAACTTCTCCAAAATAATAACAATCTTGAAAATTGGGATCTTCTGTATAGGACCATACTAAATTTGCTGGATCTACATAATCTAATTTTATACCATCTGTATTATTAAAAGAATGCTTAGCACAGCCAATTCCTATAACAGCTAAATCATAATCTACACGGCTTTTTATTTCATCATATTTATTTGAAAGAAAAACATTATTAATAGCTTGCTCTTGAGCTATTTCAATTCCTTGCTTATAATTTAATTGCATAAATAATTCTAGCTCTTCAGTATTAGAAGGTAAATCTTCCTCAGGAACATTTCTAGCATTAACACCTAATTCAGCTTCAATATCAGCTAATATTTTTTTAGCTGCTAAATCTCTTTGTATATTATTTACAAATTTAGTTCTTTTACCTGTAGATATAGGATCTTGAGCAAAAGCTTTTATACTAAACAATCTGTCTTGCATGCCATTAACAACTATATCAACAAATTTAGGAACTATAGGTACTGGCTTCCAGTCTAAATTTAAATAAGATAAATCACCATTAATAGCAAATTCATCTTTATATTTTTTTATAGATTGTTCACCTCTTGCATATAATCTTAGTCTATGATATTCATCTCTTGTTTGATAATATCTACCAGCTCCATTGTCTTTATTAAACCAATCTTGCTCTATAGCTCTAGCAACAGATAATCCGTATTCTTTAGATTGTTTTATTGCATCTGAGACAGCTTGACTCGGGAATTGAATTGATTGCCCTTTATTTTTTGCCATATTTATTTTATTATCTGACTTCTTGATCCTGAATTAGTATATTTTGAAAAACCAAAATCAACTTTTTTTGTTACTCTTTCCGCCGAAGGGCGGTATAAATGTTTTTGACAAGCCATTATAGCTAAACCACTACTTATAGAAGCATCATGAGATGTTCTTTTTGATATATCAAATTTAGCCCAATCTTCTAATGTTCTTTGAAAAAACATATTACCATATGAATTTTCTTTTTTACCAATATGATTTTCTATATAAGATTCTATAGCAGCAGCATGAGCTTGTTTAATATCTTCTGATGTATTAGGTATACCACCTAATTCTATTTCTGTTTTAGACAATTTTATTTTAGATTTATCGGGACGGTTCATAGAAAAACCTCTATAACCTCTTCTTTTAAAGTGATATAATAATCTTGGTTTATTATTTTCAGCAAGTATAGGCATCCCATAAAATAAACAAGCCATTAATACATCTTCAAAAAATATTTCTGCTGTTTGCGGCCTTGCGATATATTCTAAAAAAAATTTAGTATTAGGTATATCACTAATCATACTCCACGTTGTTAATCCGTGAAGAGCACCATTAGACCCACCACCCCCAACAGTACCGCTGATATCATAACTATCGCACCCGAAGGCTCCGAGGCCATCATTGCCAGGAAATTTAATACCATTTTTTATAATTATATTATTTTGTAAAGAAACTGGAGGTATCCAGGATAACCTAAATCTTCCATTTTGAGTTGGTGTCCATATTACTTTAGTATCTTTTATACCATTTTTCCAACTAAAAGAACCTGTTGTTACATATCCTTTTAAAGCCATTTCTTCATTATAATCTATTTGTTCATAGATTTTAGTTAAATTAAATAAAGAATTAACCGTTTCATCCCTAAAAGCATGCTTTTCTGATCTTGGAAATTGTCTATAATATTCATTTAAAGCATCGCTATCATGTTTTAATCCTTCTACCTCATTATTCCAGTGGTTAACAACTCCCGAATGTATTTTTTCGCCATCAATTCCTTTAATCGGTTCTGGTGGATTGTCGAAGACAGGATACCCGAACTTATCAATGAATCCTTCGTATCCCCATTCCATAGGTATGAACAAAGCATATAATCCACTTGTAGTCTGGCCATTGCGGTTTCTATTTGTGACATCTGAATTGTTATATAATTTTTTAAAATGATCTCCTCCTTTATTTAAAGCATTAGAGGTGGATCCCATCATGCATTTACCAACTACTCGTGCTCCAAGCCTGAGGCACGTTTTCGTGACTCTCCAGTTGTTGAGTATATTGTCCGGCCTCTCCCATTTGCCGGATTCGTCATGTACAAGGAGTTGGAGTTTTTCCCCATCGTACGAGTTGTCGCCGGTGTTCTTCCAATCAATTGTTGTGTCGAGCCCCTGCCCAAATTCCTTCTGATTATAGGTCTCTTTAATGGCGTTTCTGGTAAGTCTTCTTGACGGTATCTTATAGGATAACTCCGTCTTTGGTCTCTCCATCCCATCCTGTATTGGTTTGAAAAAGAATGGATAGTTGATGGATATAGGTACAATCTTGTCTGTAAACATCTTCTTTGCATCTGCTCCAGTTTTAGATAATACTCCAAACCTAGAGTCTTTGGAAGTGGTTGCCAAGTTAACAGTCTCTGATGATGCCATGAAGCTAAATCCAGACCGTCTATTCTTGAGGTAGCACATTCCATAAGATCTTTTATCGGCCTTGCACGCCTCCCAGAAGTAATAAAAGATTCTATTCGCCTGTCTAAAGTCTGGTGCTCCCACGTCAATCTTTGTCCAAGTGAGATAGACATAGTGCGATCCTGTAATGTAGTTCGGGGAACCATTGCACATGAACCAATAACCATCATTACGATAATTAAATTCATCATCAATATACTTGTAATACTTTTCCTTAATATCCTCTGGATAAGATTGAAAATCATATATGCTTTTTATTTTATTTAAAGATTCAGGTTTATTTTTTATTTTAAAATATTGATCTGACTGCTTTAGGTCTTTTCCATCTATTACGTTTGGAGTTTTAGGTATTGCTACCTTAAGACCTTGTATTTCATATATGTCACCTATTGTACCATCTTTACTTATTATAACACAATCTAAATCTTCATTGTATCCATATTCAAACTTCTTATGTTTATTAAGATGTTTAATTTTTTTATCAGATAAATGAGTTGTGTGTATTTTATAAAGTGTTTGTTTGTACATTATTTAATTCTATTTTCAACACCTAAAAAAGTTTTAGATTCTTTATTGCTAGATTTTTTATCAGATAACTCTTCAATTTTTTCTATAATCTTTAATGAATCTTCTATTGCAACCCATTTAGCTTGTGCTGCAGTTTTTGCTTTTTCAGGATCTAGTTCAGATAAATCAATATTTTGTTTAATAACTTTTTCAAGTTCAACCAGTGCTTTTTCAGCGGCTTGTATTATTCTTTTCCTTCGATCCATAATTTATTGTAACTTGATTAGATAATATTCTGTATAATTTTTTGCCTTCTATTTCAAACTCATATTCGGAGTCAGGTGTAAAGCCCACCACATCTCCTAAGGCTATCCCTAATTCTTCCAATTCACTATTGCTATACATAAGCTTACCTTTTAATTTTTCTTCATCCTCAGCGTGCCATTTTTTATTAGCATATATAGGCTCAACAAAGCAATATTCATTAGGACAATGCCAACTATTGTTTCTATTAAAAGCAAATATCTGATCTGGTGCAACAAAAAATTCATTTTCTTTTAAAAAATTTGAACTATTTTTTTCTTTGCCACGTATGTCAAACCATCTTCTAAATACATTATGATGAACAATTACATCATCTCCTTCACGGGGTGTTTTACTAGTAACTCCATAAGCTGGTTCACTTAATACTTTACCAATTCTATTAACAAATATATAGTCTCTTTCTGTAATTTCTGTATTTAATATTAATTCTTTTGTATCAACATTTACTTTATTGTTGTACCGTGATTTAGTAGATATAATATAATTGAATAATGATTTCATTTAGTAGTCTAGATTGTATTCTATAGACACAGCCATATTGGAATTAAAAAATTTCCAAGGCAATACCTCTTTATTTTTTGTTATATAAATTTTGTAACCTCCGTTGTCTTCTAGTATATCACATATTTTATGCCCTCCGTATACTTCTTGACCAACAGAATAATGCATAGCTTCATTTTTATAATCAGCACCTACGCTTATTTTTCTAATTAATTTCATTTAATTTATTTAATATGTCCATATTGTAATAGGAGGTGCTCCATCATACCCTATTCCCACATGAACAAAGTTATTTTTTCTACTTATACCTATTCTTTTAAAGCCTACTTCAATCGCAGCTTTAACTAATTTATAAGTAGCTTCACCACCTGAACACGCCATATCTACAGCGGCGCCATAAGCATGCTCGCCGGGTTTAGACTTACGAGCCTCTATAGGATGTTGAGGTGATCTATATGTTGATGTTAATGTAATTGGATACCCATATGCTTCTCTAAGATCATCTAGCATTTCAATAAGCTTGGGGTCCATTTTTTCAAAGTTATTAAATTCAGATTCATTAAAATGTTTCATTGTATTATTCTTTTGATTTTTTTATTATCATTAATATTGTATATCCTATTGATAACAATAAAACTACCGTCTGTAGTATTGTGTTTATTTCAGGTATTACTGAAAATATCATTGCCCCTACGTTTATTCCAAAGATCTTAAAATCTTGTTCTATCATTGTTTATGTTTATTATTTCCAAATACTTTTTCCACACCGCGAGAACCAAAATATCCTCCAATTACGATAGTAAGAAGACTAGTAATACTATCTAAAGGATAACTCATATACCATCCTGCAACATAACTAACTGTTAAAAATACTAAAACTAAAGGGCGTACATTAGAAGCTAGCCATGATCCTGATCTTGCATCCGCAACCCATCTTTTGGTTGTGCCATCAATTTCGGCTCTTTCTATTCTTAACTTTTCTAGTGCAACTTGTTTATCGCCTTCTGAAAGCTGCGAGTTACCACTAATTAGTTCTGATATTACATTTCCCGGCAATATTGCGTCGCCGACCATTCCTAGAATACTTGGTGCTTTTTCGATTAAAAACCGTCCGACACCTGTATCTTTAAAGGGTTTCTTTTTATCACTCATTTTATTTAATTTATGCTATTGCTAACAATAAAGAAACAGCTTGTAAAATAGGATTTATAGAACTAAACGAAAAAGCTAATGCTATTGCGTTAAAACCATAAATCTTTAATTGTTCCATTTTTTATTCTGTAGGTATTGTAAAACAATTATTCCATTCTTGATTTTCTTCATCCCATTGGCAAACAGTTCCATCAGTTGGATGTGCGATAGGTGCTTCATATAAAAGTGTATCTTCATTTAATAGATAGCTTGGATATGGTTTAGGCATTATAAAAGCATCTCTTTCAGAATCGTAAGTATATCCAATACCTGCCATACAATTTCTAAAATTTCCATTATAAGAAGTTTGTACCCAAGTTGCAGAACCTAACAAATTATTTAAAAACTGTTTGCCTTTTAATTCGCTTTCTGTTCCATCTGCTTTGAGTATTACTTCGTTGTTTACTCTTACAACGTTAGTAACTATGTTATTTGAATTTAATTTTGCAAAATGTGCCATATTTATGAAGTATAAGAACCTGAACCTGTATAAGTTAAAATTGTATCTGTACCATCAGTTGTAACAGTTGGAGAACCAGAAGTTGATGCTGTTAAATAAGCTGCTGTAGGCATCCTTAAAATAATTACTCCACTTGCTCCATTTCCAATATTTCTAAATCCTGTGGTTTGGTCTGAACCTGTGCGACCTGCGCCACCACCGCCACCGCCTGTGTTGGCTGTACCATTAGATTGTCCATTACCACCCCCATCTTGACCTGTAGAACTTATATTACCCCATTGACCAGGTGCGCCACCTCCTGCTCTTCCAACGCTTGATCCTGTTATTGATGAATGTAAACCTGCGAAGCCATTTGCTGTAGTGCCAGAATTTGTACCTTGACTTGCTCCACCACCCGAACCCGAGTATCTACTAGGAGAACCACTACCATCGTTTCCGTCTAATCCTTGTGTTGCAAGACCTGAACCACCTTGACCTGTGCCAAAAACACCACCACCTCCGCAGCCACCATTATTTTTTGATAAAGGAGAACTTGCAGCATAACCACCACAACCGCCACCTGATCCGAAAACTTGAAAACTAAAGCCCGATATATGGAAAGAAGTTTCACCTCCTTTAGTACCTTGTGCGTTCATTGTAGCACTATCACCACTATTTGTTCCTGCTGCACCACCTGCTCCTATTTGTATTATATAGTTTACGTTATCCCCTGCGGTCATTGTTCTCGCAGTTAAAGAACTTGAATTTGCTCCAGAAGTTTCGTTGTTAAAAGAGTTTTTGTAACCTCCTGCACCTCCTCCACCGCCTCCACTGTTACCACTACCACCGCCTCCGATAACTAGGTAATCTACTGAATAACTTCCTGTGAATGGTACTACTCCGCCTGTTGTTAAAAATCTTCTTCCTAAACTCATATATTATGGTGTTGAATCTGCTGCAAATGTTGCAATTGAATAAAAGAATATTGGTGCTGTTGCTGAATCGTCTACGCACTCAATTTGTAAAATGTTATGCGTAGTATTGTCATAGTCTATTCCACCAATTTTGTTAAAAGTATTTGTTGAACTTCCTTGCCCTGCTAATGTTATACTTTGAGCTTTTAAAGGGAAAATGGTTATTACTTGACCTTTTTTATAGTTACTTAAATTTATAGTATAAGCACCTGTTAAATCTCCACTTAATTTAAAACTTGAACCTGCCGAACAATCAAAAGCAACTGTACCTGTTAGTGTTGATATTGCTACTTGTGCTTTATATCTGTTTTCTAGTTTTGCGTGTGTAACTCCATCATTTGCAATTTTAGCAGTTGTTACATTTGCACCTAGGATTTTACCCGTTGTTACAGCATCATCTGCTAGTACGTTACTTGTTACTTTTGTTAAAGCCATTTTTTATTAATTTTCTTTTATTGCTAGGTAGATGTATGTTCCTCCAGCTGCGTTTATATCAGAGTTCGTTTGAGAATTACTAAAATAAAAACCTGTTGATGTAAAATCCATGTAGTTAGTGCTGTCATCATATTCAGCATCGGAACTATTAGCTCGCAATGATTTATCAGTTCCTCTTACAGTATCAAACATTCTCCAACCACCTGTTGAATCTGTTCTTTTAATTATTCCTAAAGTTGGTGCAAAGCCCATGTTAACAGTAAGCGGACCACCTGATCCTAAACCGGTGTAAGTGCCTACTTTGCTATAACCTGCTATTGATTTGAAGCAATATGCGATGTAGTTGCCTGAAGAACTGTTTACATTTGTATCTGAAGAAACAGTAAATTTATCGCTTACTGGCGAAGTGTTATTCCAAAAATTATAAGTTTGTGCTTGGGAAGATGTATTTAAATATAGATAATCAGTGTTTCCTAATGTTTCTGAATATACTGTCCAGCTTTTTGATGAACCGCCTATAACATTTAAACTTTTAATAATTATTAGTTGCGGTGCTGTTGAAAGTCCATGCCCTACAGTAGCCCCCGCTGTACTATTACCTGTATATTTTACAATGCTAAATCCAGCAGCTTGATTTGCTGAAACTAAACTTGTAATTGATCCGTCTGTGTTTATAGACGCTAATCCTCCTGCTTTCCAGTTCCATGATACATAATTATAAGGAGATGCCCCAAAATCATGAGCAGAACTACCATCGTAACTACCACCATTTAAAGTCCATCCATTATTATTCCAAGTTAAAGTTCCCCATGAATCTGTAGCTGCATCTGTTCTATTTGAATATAAACTTTTAACTCCATTATTAACACCATAAGGCATTAAAGAGCTAAAAAGACCACTTGACCATGAATTATTTCTTACTTTTAACCAAGAAAAATCTGCTTCAAATCCTATTCCGCTAACATTCAATGGAGTACTAGATGATCCACTATAAAGTGTTGTATTAAAACTATTAGCTAAGCTAGGTGTTGTTGTAGAAGGATCAGCTGCAAAAGCTAGATATATGTATGTTGCATTAACAGTATTTACATAACTTGCAGTTTCATTTACAGAAAATCCATTAGCATAAAATCTTGTATATAAACTTGCATCATCATACTCTGAATCTGCTGTATTAGGATATAACCATGCATCACCATTATCTCTTTTATTATCTACAATAACCCAATTTGTTCCTGATGCACTGGAACATTTTATCATAACGAATGCAGGTTCAAAATCTAGCAAAATATTATTATCTTGTGCTCCTGTTCCAGTGTAAGAACCTACTTTGCTAAAACCTGGTTTTGATGCAAAACAGTAGGCGATGTAATCGTGCGCCGAGCTTGTAGAACCTGTTTTAAACGTTGTGCTTGTTATATCAAATAAACTATCCGAAGTTGCAGCGCTTGTGTCAAATCTTACAACATTATTGTTTCCAAGTAAACTTCCACCATAATTTGAAAATATATACCAAGATCCTGTTATATTTGTAGTTTTATAAATTATTAATTCAGGAGCAGAAGATAATCCGTGGCCAAGAGTGTTAGTGTATCCAGAACTAGGAACTGAACCAGATACAATGCTAAATCCTAAAGTATTATTAACACTAACTTGAGTATCTAATGTTCCTACAGAATTTGTAACAGCAGCTCCTCCAGCTTTAAAATTCCAAGCTACGTAATTATTGCCTGAACTATTATTATTCCCTGTGCTTATTTTAAATCCATCTGAAACTGCTGATGGTGTAATGTAAGCTGAAGATACTTGTGCGTTAGTTAAGTTAGGGTAAAGAAGAAACCCACCACCTCTTACTGTATCACCTGCTCCCCAATTTTCTCCTCCAGACCTGCTTTTTACAATAGTTAAATCTGGGTCAAAACCTACGCCTGTTATATTTCTATCAGTTGAACCATTTCCGGTATATAAAACAGTATTAAAATAATTACTAGGATTATCGTTTTGAACTGTTATACTAAAAGATCTTGATGAACTAGTTTGATTTTCATCATCTGTAGCTGTAATGCTAAATGTTGTTGTTGTAGACGCTGATACAGAACCTGCTGTTCCTGTTATAGCTCCTGTAGCTGTTGCTAAAGATAAACCTGTTGGT